AAGGTTATATGGAAGGGAATTGACAAGGATGGTCGCCGCATGATTGACCAGGCTTTTCCCGAGTGGATGCGTAAAAAGAAGAATGAATCTGATATGTCGATTGAAATGCATAACGGTTCAATTTATCAAGTTGTTGGTAGTGATAACTTTGACAGCCTAGTAGGTAGTAACCCTATTGGTATTGTATTTAGTGAGTATTCTATCGCTAACCCCTTAGCATGGGATTATGTTTCGCCTATCCTGAATGAAAATGACGGCTGGGCTTTTTTCATTTATACGCCACGTGGCAACAACCACGGTAAAAAGCTATTTGATGCAGCTAGTAAAATGGATAGCTGGTATGCGCAAACACTAACAATTGAGAATACTAAACGTCCTGATGGTTCGCCGGTCATACGTCCCGAGCATATCGAAGAAGAGCGCGAGATGGGCATGGCAGAAGAAAAGATACAGCAAGAGTATTACTGTTCGTGGGAGGGCGGCATGGAAGGCGCTTATTACACAGCAGAATTACGCGACTTACAAAAGTCTGATAGGTTTGGACAGTACCCGCATGACCCCACAAAGCGAGTGCAAACATTTTGGGATATTGGGATTAACGACCAAACGTCTATTGTATTTACTCAGCATGGTGATGATGGTAATCCGGTGATTATTGATTTTCTTGTGGGGCGTAACATAGCAATAACAGAGTGGATTAAAACACTTAGACAATTACCGTATGATTACGACGAACACTGGTGGCCGCATGATGGAGCCAACCGTGAACAATTTAGCGGCAAGAGTAAAGCAGACCAAGCAGCAGAGCTTGGCTTTTACGTTGAGATTTGCCCTAACTTATCGCGTGAAGATGGTATTAACGCATCACGTGGTATGATACGTGTAGCTAAGTTTGATAAGAACAAAACAAGTAAACTGGTAGACGGCCTACAAGGTTACCGTAAAGAGTATGACGAGAAGTTACAACGCTTTAAAGATAACCCGCTACACGATTGGGCTAGTGATATTGCCGACAGCTTTAGATATTTAAGTATTGCATGGCGTAAGAACTTAACCACTGCCATAGGTAACAGAGCAGTTAACAACATTAAAGTTAAAAGGGCGTACGGATGAATAACGAGCAGATAATTAAACGACTTGAGCATTTGACCTCAGAGCGAAAGACTATTGATAGCACTTGGCAAACAATAGAAAAGTATATTACGCCTTATCGTGGTCAATTCTTTGAAGACCAGACAAGTGAGCATGAGCAGAATTGGCGTAAGCGTGAGATATTCGACAGTACAGCTGTTAACGCTTGTCAGACATTATCCGCTAGTATTCACGGCTCTATAACTTCACCGGCTTTTAGATGGTTTGATTTACAGTTCAGAGTTGACCAATTAAACCAAACACAAGAGGCTAAAGAATGGTTAGACGATACCGCAGACAGAATATACAACGCACTGCAAGAGTCAAACTTTAACTTAGAGGTAGGCGAGTGTTACACAGATTTAGTTAGTTATGGTACTTCGGTTGTATTAGAAGAGTTTACCGGTGACGAGTTAACAGGTGAAAACATTGAGCTAACATTCTCAGCCGTACCGATTAAAGAAGCTTACTTTGAAGAAGACCATAAGGGCGGCATTGCTACATTTTACCGCCGCTTAATGTGGACACCTTCACAAATTATCAGCAAGTTTGGCGAGGATAAAGTACCAGAAAAGATTAACGCCTTGTATGCTAGTGGTAAGACTGACCGTATGGAAGTTGTCTATTGTATATGGAAACGTAAAGATATTGATGATGTTGACGGAATAGTCGCACCTGAAAAACGTCCTTATGCGTACCGCTATTTATTAAAAGAAGGTTGCTGTGAGTTAGGTGACGAGGGCGGATATTATGAAATGCCAGCTTATGCGCCTAGATGGAGAAAGACCAGCGAATCTAAGTGGGGTAATAGTCCTGCAATGAATGCGCTAAATGACGTATTAACGCTTAATGAATTGGTTGAGTTAATCTTGCGTAGTGCTGAAAAGGTTATCGATCCACCTTGGGTTACTACCATGAATAATATCATGTCAGATTTAGACATGAGACCAGCAGGGTTAAACGTAGTTCGTGACCCAAGCAAGTTGATGCCGATGAATTCAGCAGCACGATTTGATGTTAGTCAGTTACAAAAGAGTGATTTAGTTCAGGCTATTCAAAAAGCTTTTTACATGGACCAACTACAGCTTAAAGACTCGCCAGCAATGACAGCGACAGAGACTATGGCGCGTATAGAGTTAATGCAAAGAACATTAGGGCCAACACTAGGGCGCTTACAGTCAGATTTACTTGACCCGTTAATTAGCCGTACATTAAATATCTTATTTAGAAGTGGTCAGCTAAAAGAATTACCCGAAAGTTTAAAGCAAAATGGTGGCGATATTGATGTATCATATGTTGGTTCATTATCACGTAGTCAGAAAATGGATGGTATAGCAAACGTTGAAAGATACTTAGGTTTATTGGGTGGTATTGCTCAATTCAAGCCAGAAGTGTTAGACTTATTTAACCAAGACAAAGCCGCGCGTGATTTAGGTGTTGACTTGAATATACCTGCAGCTTATCTGAATAGTGATGAAGACGTACAAGCATTACGCCAGCAACGTGCAGAGCAGCAACAAGCACAGTTTGAAGCCGAGAATATGAAGATGGGCGGTGAAGCTATGCAAGCAGTTGGTAAAGGTCAGAAGGAGTTGGAAGGTGAGTAGCTTTGATGATTTAAAAAGTTTATATCGTGCGGTATTTAATACGCCGAACGGTGAAAAGGTTTTACAAGATTTACAGGAACAACTTAATCCTGATGAAATCTTTGTGAAAGGCGATGCTGATGAAACGCATATCAATCTTGGTAAGCGTGAAGCATTTATTTATATTAATCAATTGTTGAGGATTGATGATGAGTGAAGAAAACGGAACAAACGAAGCGGCAGCAGTACAGGCTGAAATTAATACTACTAGCGATTGGCGTTCAAGTTTACCAGAGGATATTCGAAGCGCTAAGGCTTTTGATTCTGTCAAGGATGTAAACTCACTAGCTAAACAGTTTCTTGATGCACAGTCGCACATGGGTAATAGTATTCGTATACCTGGTGAAGACGCAGGCCAAGAAGCTATTGACGCATTCAATCAAAAGTTAATGAACAAAACTAGCTTGATGCAAAGACCAGAAACGCCCGAAGATTTTGACAGCGTTTTTAAATCTATGGGCAAGCCAGAAGATGCTAGCGGTTACGCAGTGCCAGAAGACGTAACAGGAAGCTATGATCACCTTCGAGACTTAGCTTTAAGCGCTAATATGACTAACAAGCAGTTTGAATCGTTAGTTAAATCAGTATCTCAACTTGATGCTACAGCCTTAGAAACTCAGCAGGCACAACAACAAGAGAGCATTAACGGTGTAAAGAAAGAATGGGGTGCAGCATTTGACCGCAATTCTAGCCAAGCAGTAGCAGCACTTGAAGCAACTGGCGCACCTGATAGTGTTATCGAAATGGCCAAAGCCGGTAATGTAGACGGTCAGACACTTAAATGGTTTCATGCGTTATCGCAAAAGATTGGTGGTGGTGAAGGCTCAAACGCTGTGTCTGATAATGGCGGCAATCAAGTAATGACACCGGCAGAGGCAAGCGCACAGTTAAAAGAGATTATGTTGAACCGAGAAGGCCCATACTGGAAAACTACGCACCCACGTCATAAAGAAATACAAGACAAGGCTATGAATCTACGTAGACTTAGAGCAGGTAATGCCGCATGAATGTAGCCAGAAAGGTTAGAGACTTTGCTCAAACGGTTAATATAAACTCCATGGGTTATGTTGACTTAAATAATTGTATGGGTGAATTGCGCTTGTTACTTGCTAGGCTTTCTATTGAAAAGGAGAGCAGGTTAAATGAAAAAGCGACGGAAGATGCGCAAATCATACATAAAGAAGAGCTTTCAGAGCGTGAACTATTCGAGTCACACGTTCGCAAGGTTGTTGAGGGGAAAAAGGCACATGGATGAAAGCGAGATTTACTACGAGATACTCGCTGATTTTGTTCAGGATAAATGCTCATGCGAGTCAGAAGAAGCCTATATTATGTCGGTTATACGCGACTTGATGCGGTGCGGCATTTGATTCTTTTAGGTTTGTTACTTACGGTAGGCGCTGTATTCTTGGTTTATACAGTCGTCTACTTTTTTTTACGCTTTACAAGTAGAATTATAGAACGTTACTTTTAGTTTACACTTACTTAATAAATACGTTATACTACCATTACGCAGGTAGCCATTACCTTTGGTCTGCTATCCATATTTAAGTATCGGGTAGCTAGATTACAAACTTAGTCCGAGAAATATTCAAAACTATTTTTTATACTAAGGAGCCTCAAATGGCTATTACAATTGATAATGCATACATTGAAACGTTTGAAGATAACGTTCGTTTTTTAGCACAACAAAAACCTTCACGCCTAGTCGGTACAGTAATGAGCAAAACCTCAACAGGTGCTGCACATAACTGGGAACGAATTGGCCCTACTGAATTTGCTGAGAAAACATCAGCACGTACAGCAACGCCTGAGAATGATACACCTTGGTCACGCCGCGTATCACAAGTTAAAACATTTGATAACGGTGATACTGTTGAGCAAGAAGACATTGTACAAATGCTTGTTGATCCACTTTCAAGCCTTACAACTAACCTTGCACATGGTTCAAACCGTAACAAAGATGACGTGATTATTGCCGCAGCTACAGCTGATGCTTTAGATGGTGACGGTAACTTGAACACGTTCCCAGCTACTCAAGAAGTTGGCGACTACAGCACAGCTATTACATTAGACCTTATCAATGAAATGGACCAAAAGTTTTACGACAACGACATTGACCCTGATGAGCCTAAGTGTGTAATTATCTCACCATTCCAACGTCGTACCTTACTCGGCTTACTTGAAGTGACTTCTGGTGATTTCCAAGGCGATTCAATGGCATTACGTAACGGTTATTTACCTAGCTTCTTGGGTTACGATTGGATTGTATCAACTCGCTTGCTATCTCCAAGTACAGGTCAAGTTGATTGTCTAGCGTATACGCAAAAAGCAATCGGTATGCAGTTAAACCGTGACATCTCTACTCGTGTTGCAGAAGACCCTAGCAAGTCATTTATGTGGCGTGTATACGGTTTCCAAACTTTGGGCGCTGTACGTGTTGAAGATGAACATATTGTACGTCTTAAACTAGCTGACGCTTAATCGTGTTACGGGGCTGGGGGGATTAGTCCTCAGCCTTTCTCTTTGGCCCCAACTTAAAGAGGTGTTAACATGGCTATTGCAGGTGTGAGAACAGAATTAAACGTTTCCATTGAAGCGACCACATTAAAAACTGGTTTAGTTTGGTGGATGGATAACGGTACAATCAAAGGTCAATCTAATGAGTTAGCGGCAGGATTGTCAACAACTTACTTAGGTAAGGCTTTAGAGACTGACGGTAACAAAGCAGGGAAAAGAACTCCGCGAGTTGCTAAGAACGACCGCCAAGTATTACCGTAAATAATAAAAGATAACCTGGCTATTGCTGGGTTATTTTGTTTTAAGGGTTAAATTATGAGTAACAGAACAGACGCACAAGCAGGGATTGACGCACAGATTGCAAAGCAAGGGGTTGCTGATTCAATATCGCCAACTAATCAAGCTAACGATACGTTACAGCCTATTTTAGATGCTGCGTTAATGATTGATGAGTTTAACGAAGTAATGAACACCTATGCCGCGCTCGGTTACACTCAGAAGCAAGGTACTTCAACTATTCCTTTGGTTATATCTGGTTTAACTGGAACAGGCAACGAAGATTTGACACCACCAGATAGCCCTCAACCTTTAACAGGTGGAGACTATAAAAGTTTTGAAAAAATCACAGGTTTTGTTGAGATTGAAGCTAGTGGCTTCTTGTCAATATCCAATAGCGAGATAGTTATCGGTCAAGATGGTGATTACTATTCTACCCACGCTTGGTTAGACGTTTCCTGTACAGGAAACCAAAACAATATCGGCTTTATATTTGGTATCGAGCGAGGTAGTCAGATTATTTTCAGTCAGCGACCTACAGGAATGCGAGGAAGCAACGGGCAAGACCGCACAAATATTTCAGGTGGTGGTTTTTTAAATAGCCTTGAATCTGGCGACAAGATATCAGTATGGGTTGCTAGTGAAAATAACGCATCAATTACGGTTTATGATTGTAATTTAGGTTTAAACTTACGCAAAAAGAATTAAGGGCAAATTATGAAACCTATTCCAAAGCAAGCAGGTAACGGCTTTAA